AGTTGCTGGTTATGCTATGCAGGCCTATGCTGCTGCTGGTGCCCTAAAGTATGGCTACATGGGTATTAAGGCTACCTCTGCAGCAGTAGACTCTTACCGCGCAAGCAACGCCGTAGTGGCAACATCCAAGTTTGGGGCTGGCCGCGAAGCAGTCCAGCTCGGTCTTGACCTTGGCCAGGGTTACGTGCGTAAGAACCCACCGAAGTTCGGGCTATGAGTATGCTAGCTTCACCAGTGGAGGCCCTTAGGTCTTTTGTATACGGCAAGGTGTAGTATATGGCTACCGTCGAGTTGGACTATGCGCCGTATGACTACCAGATGGACTTCCATGCCTCGACTAATCGCTATAGCGTCATTGTCGGTGGTAGACGGGTGGGCAAGAGCAGGATGGCCCTCATGGAACTCGTCAAGCACTGTCTGGAGACGCCGGGGGCTGATGCTTGGTGGGTGGCGCCTACTTGGTCTATGAGCCGGGAGGTGGGCTTCGAGGAGTTTAGAGACATTGAAGATGCACTCGCCCCAGCTATAGTTAACGTTAATGCTACTCTTATGCGGATACGTTTTAAAAACGGTAGCGTTTTATATTTCAAGGGCGGCGACAACGAGAAGTCCCTCCGTGGTCGTGGTCTCACCTATGTCGTCGTAGATGAGGCTGCGTTTCTCTCCCAGGACATCTGGACACGAGCGCTACTCCCAGCTCTGGCTGATAGGAAGGGCCGTGCCCTACTTATCTCCACGCCCAATGGCCGCAATTGGTTCTATGATCTAGCTAACTACGCAAACGTAGAGAATCGCCTGTGGTCTTTTCGTCACTGGCCATCCTTTCTAAACCCTCTAATAACTGAGGATGAGCTTACGACAATTGCAGCGTCGGTGAGCGAGATGGACTTTCGCCAGGAGTTCCTAGCAGAGTTTGTTACTCGCGCGGGCATGGTCTATGACGAATTCAGTGAGGCTAATGTCATTGAATCGTTTGCTCCATCGTTGGGCGACTTCGATATTTGCCTTGGTGTTGATTTTGGGTTTGCCAATCCTACTGCAGTAGCATTCCTCGCGGTGCATCAGGCCACGGGTGAGGTTGTAATGTTTGATGAACTATATATTTCTAGGGCCAAGATTGACGAGATCGAGCAGATTATCGTCGCAATTCTAGCAAAACATCTCCTATATCCCCACGACGTAAAGTATATGTATACAGACCCTAGTGGTAATGCCACCTCCCAAGACCTGTCAGACGGTATTAGTCCAGTTGATTACCTCCGTATGAGCCCCGCTAGGTGGCGGGTCGTCAATAAAAAGAGCTTGATCGCACCCGGCCTGGCGTTGGTCCGATCATTCATCCGAGCATCTAATGGTGCACATCGTTTCTTTATTACTAAAAACTGTTCAGAGGGTATTCGTTCCTTAAGCGGTTATGCGTATGATCACAAAGAAGGCTCTACTATTAAAGAAGAAGCCCTTAAAGACGGTATTCATGACCACATGTGTGACGCTATTAGGTATTTCTTTGTGAACCATTTCAATCAATCTAAATGGGTTGCTGAAAGCCCAGACAACTATATGTACGGGGCAGAAAAACAGGCGAGAGTTATTCTCAAACGATGCCAGTCGTGTCGTTCACAGTTCCCTAGCCGCACCCCCAAGACTCAGCCACCTTACATCTGCAAGGAGTGTGAACGTTAATGGTAGCATCGTTTTTTACGGGGTTTGATAGCACCCCCCAAGCGATTACTCAAAAAGCTCTTTCTAATAGCTTCAACCTAGAAGAGAAGGAGCGCCGCGAAGAAGCCCTACTTAATAAGGACTTCTATTACGGTAAGCAAGAGCAATCGCTTCATCTAATCAATGAGGATGTTGACCCTATCATCATCAACCTCACTAAGCCAATTATAGGGAAGAGAACATCCCTTCTTTATCGTCGCCCACTAAAGAGAGAATTCTCTGGTCCTGCTTCATCCATTCGACTATTGGAGCAGGTATATCATGACAACGCTATCGACGCGCTCCTACATCAGGCCGACCTTCTCGCAGAGCTCACTGGATCCGCACTCGTTCATCCCCTATCAGATGACACGCTGTCGAGCGGGATGCGACTGCGACTGTATGACGCGAGCCAATTCGCGGTAACGGGCAACGACGGAGATCCCAATACTGCTGACAGCATTAGTCTTGTTCGTGTTGTTGACCGCCTTATTAACCCCGACCTTCAAGGCATGGGGGAACGACAGCCACAAGTGGAGCGAGTCCTCCTACAGCAGGTGTGGACGAACGAATCTGTTGTCTCTTATGAGGGACAGAATCTCGCCAACACAGAGACTAATCCCTTAGGTTTCTTGCCCTTCGTCAACTTCAAAGGGGAAGAAGTCCACGACCAGTACATCGGATTCCCCACCACCACCATTGTTAGAAAACTAAATGCTCACATCAATCAACTATTAACCCTCCTCGGCTACACCATCAAGATGCAAAGCGGTACACCAATTGCACTTACTGGCTTCCAGTCCGGCGAACAGGTCACCATCCATCCAGGTCGCGCGATCTCCCTCCCCACAGGTGCAGACGCAAAGGTCTTACAGCTTACCCCTAAGATCCAAGAGACCCTAGAAACTATTAATCACTTAGAGCAACAGCTTTATGCAACGTCTGGTGTTCCAAAGGTGACGGTAGAAGGGAACAATGACGGTGGTAATACTCACATCAGTGCGTCCCAGCTGATCGTTCGCTGGTTCCCCCTGCTGGAGGTATTCAAGGAAAAGGCTGTACGGTTCGAGCGTTATGAGTGGCAACTCGCCAACATGATCCTTGCAATGAACGGTATGCCAGCCATTGAGGACGTACACATCGAATGGGCCGAGGAAGAGGTTCTACCCGTCTCCCATGAAGATGAGATGCTGGTACGCGACATCTCCCTCAACCTCAGGACTCCGATTGATGAACTTATGCGTCGCAACGACTTCCTCAGCGAAGCTGAAGCAGAAGCTCTGTGGCGTAGAAACATTGAGATTAACTCAGAGAATACACCAGACGAAGAACCAGAAGAGGCACCAGAAGAAGAAGAAGAAAAGGAGAGCACAAATGCAACTGATAAACCAAGCACGCAGGACGCCCCTGACGGGGAATAACTTTACCACGTCACTAGGGTCTTCCTCCAATACCGGTAACGTAACGTCTCTTTACCGTGGCTCTAGTCTAGGCGGCAACACAACCTTTAATAACGCCACGTCTGGAGCCTATGTCTCGCCTGATTATCAGCCACAGAATAGCGGCTGGTATGGACCGAGCAACTTCAATTACGTGAACGCCTCCAACACCACGTTCGGTCCTGGTGTACGTAACCCCACCGAGTACGCCTACGCCTCACAGTGGGGCGCGCGCGGAGATGCTCTAATGTCCTACACCAACCAAGCCTTAGCCGCTGGTGTGGGCGGTGGAGGTAGGATTAATGCTAATGGTCCCGCCGGAGGCATTTCTGTGGGGGCTAACTGGAGTCTTGGTGAAGCACAAAACACGGAGGGCACTACATCCTACTTCCGTAAGATGTACCGTGACGCTCAGTGGAATTCTGCGCTCCGCTCAGTAAAGATCGCTAAGACGGTCTCCGAAGGTAGAGACCTCCCTACAGGTATGCGCACCAGCACTAATGTACCGCTTGAGCTTACGAGGGCGAATTCGTTCCTCAGCAGCGTTTTAGGGGCCAGTAAGTATTCACCTAAAACTGTTGCCGATCTGTTTGCTCCAGACCGTCCAGCAATGAGAAACAACGAGTATTACGTGGGTGATGGTAGAGGCACATTCAGGAGTACTTCTATTAGTATTGGCTCTAACGGTTCCGTTAGTCGAGGAAGAATGCCATACAAGCCTGCCGGCTACAGTATGAGCCTCTTCTCAAGCGCTATCCCACGCAGGTAAAGGAGATATATTACCATGAATAATGTTTCGTTTTTCGAGCGCTACGGTAGCGTGCTCGCTTCGGTGGGCATTAGTAATCCGTACACAATGACCAATAAGCCCGCACTGGGGTCTATGGGTGCTTGGACATCCAGAACCTCTGTGGGAATCCCTTCGTGGACAGGGAGCACAACAAGTCGTAGTCCTATGTATTCAATTACCAGGCCATCCGCCAATACTTCATTAGGTCAGTCGCCTGGTGTTATGGTGGCTAATATTAGTGGGATCCGCGCACCTCAAAAAAATGCTGACTGGTTTAGCGGTAATGGAAATTCACGAACCTTCGGTGACGGCACCCCATTCAGCCCCACTGGTGTTACCACTAATTCCTACCAGTTCAACGCAGCAAGGGGTCGCCAATCAACTCCGTCAGGAGCAAGATACTCAGTTGACTCCTCAGGAGTAACGAAGACACATAGCTTCTCACAACCCAGTAATGCGTTCTTCTCCTCTCCCGGTAATGCCCCAACTCGTGTTGGAACGGCTCCGAGGACTAAGCTGGAAGGAATTAATAATCTCTTTGGGTTCGACCCGCTTAACCTTTACCGTCGCGACCTGGGTGGCAACTTCCACCTTGCAAGCAAAATCCCAGAAAGTGCGTACGGTAGGGATGAAATCCCCTCAGGCGCTAGCCTTGCCAATACTTCGTTCCGCTTTAATACTAGCGGTGGAGGAGCAGTTTCTTGGCGCGGTGGTGGTATGAGCTTCTAGGTAATACAATACGATATAGCATATAGTCTATTACTATAGAATCAACGGCCCTGGTGGCCTCATTTTCCCTGGAGGAAACAATGGAAGAGCAAGAAACGTTTGACGCTGATTACGTTGCCAAGCTACGTAACGAAAGTGCCAAGTACCGCTCAAGAGTTAGGGACCTGGAGTCCACACTCGGCGAGAAGAAGGACCTGGAGTCCCAGATTGCTCAAGTCCGAGTTGAAAACGAACTAGTACGGAGAGGCATTACCGCCGATCCGTCATGGGTGAAGGTAGAAGATGGAGACATCGCTTCTGCGGTGAATCGGTTTGTAGAACAGTACCCACAGTTTCAGGTTACTGATTCTCAAGAGGAGGAACCATCTCCTCGACGTCTTGAGATGCCTGTATCTCTCCCACCTGAGCCCAACAAGGCGAATACGCCTGGTCCACCACCTAAAGGTTACGGTGGGCGTTCAGTAGAAGAAATTAAGAATGACCCTACAGCACGACAGCGACTTACCGAAACGTATCGCGGCATGCTGACTGGGCTATCAGATACCTAACTACAAGGAGTAACACATGGCGCTGACTAACAGCACTAGCCTTGCGAGCCTTGTTGGTGAAATTGTTGCCAATGATGTGCAGAGTGCGGCTTATGCAACTCGCGTAATGCGGCCCCTGATCCGGAACTATGCAGTTCCTCCAGGCGCTGGTTCTATTGTTGTCCCCCGTTTCAAGCCCGTTTCCGTCCAGGCACTCACCGAAGGTGTGGCTCCTGGTTCTAAGCAGATGCAGACTGTCGGTGTCACCCTCACTCCCCAGGAGCGCGGTGCCTACGTTCAGATCTCCAAGCGTGCCCTGCACGCCGACCCCTTCCAGGACCTTGCCCCTTATGGTGAGCAGCTTGGTCGGTCACTTGCTGAGGACGAGGACGCTCAGATTATTGGCTCCCTTGCCTTTACTGAGAAGATGAGTACCGCTGGTGCTCTCAATCTTCAGTCCCTACTTGACGCTATTGCGAAGCTGGAAGAGAACAACGTTCCCGGCCCATACTTCGCGGTCTTCCACCCAGCATCTTGGGCGAAGCTTCGTGGTGAACTGTCTGACGCTAGCGTCTACGCTTCTGTCGGTCAGCGTACCGTTGAGGGCTTCGGTGAAGGCTTTACCAACGCTAACGGTTTCGTGGGTATGCCCTTCGGTATTCCCTGCTTCATCTCCACCCAGATTACCTCTACTCCTGGTGCTACCCCCGTTCGTCAAAACGTGGTCTTCGGTCGTGAGGCAGCTGCAGTCGCTTACATCCGAGACATTGGTGTTGACGTTGATGACAACGTTGTTGCTCGTGCTCTCGACCTGATGGCGTGGTACTCCGTTGACGTTGACACACTTGTTGACGGTTACGGCATTGCCCTAGAGGACACGGAGTAATCATATGGCAACCACTAAGACCTACGGCCCGCTAATTCAGCACGTCTTCGCGAAGCGCATCGACTTCACGAATGACACCATCAAGGTCGCGCTCGTTGCTGGTACTTACACCCCAAACCAGGATGCTCATAGCTTCTGGAGTGAGGTCAGCGCCAATGAAGTAACCGGCACCGGCTATACCGCTGGTGGTGCTACTCTTGGCACTAAGAGTGTGGCATATGACAACGCCACGAACCGTACCACCTTTACTGGTGCAAACGTGTCGTGGCCAAACTCGACCATCACCGCTCGCTATGCCGTCATCTATGATGACAGCCCGGCAACTGCGGCTACCAAGCCGATTATCGCTTATGTAGACTTCGGGTCAAACCAAGCCTCTTCAAGCGGTACCTTCACGGTTGCCTGGTCCGGTAGCGGTATCTTCACCACGACAGCTGACTAATATGACGGACGTAATGGTGGAGGCCAACACCTCCCTTGTGTCTACAGCGGCTTATGTCGCGCGGATCGGGGCTACCAACTCCTGGGTAACCTGGTCCAGCTCTCTTCTAGTAGAGCAGGCCTCCACCTTTACTGTTTACTCTCTTGTTCTCACCGGTGGAGCCACGCCTCGTGGCCCCGGTTCTAACCAGCGCAGCTTGGCTACCCTTCGCTCAGGCGTGGGGTAGTCCCATTTAAGGGTGGATTATGGGATCCGTAGTAGGCACTGATTTCTTTAGTACGGGCGGCTCGACCGCCGCCACTCATACTGTAGTTTACCCTGCCGGGAGGGAAACTGGCGACGTGTTGCTTTGTTGGGTCCGCTCCGCTGGCGGTGGACCCTCGTTGCCAGCCTCTTGGGAGACGGTGTATAGCAATGTCTCCAGTAGTTCACAAAACAGTGAGCGAATGTTCTACCTCGTGTGGGGTTATAAGGTTGTAGATGGTACTGAGGGTACGTCGGTTACCATATCAAAAAACTATACGGCCGCAGCCCGTGCTGTGCATATGTCTGTTTACCTTTTACGCAACGTAGACCCCACTGGCAGTGTGATGCAATGGCCAAACTATGTTGAAAGCTTTCAAAAACACTTTCTAGAAGCAGACTCCCAGGAGGGCGGGCTTTACCTAGGTCTCAATAGCTTCAGCTGGGCGTCGACCAGCGACGGGACTTACTCCCCCCCCACAGAGGCAGAGGTGACGCATCAACATAACCGTAGGGTCATCCCCTCCGGAATTACTCGAAGCGTCCGCTTCATACAGGTGTCTGCCCCAACAAGTGCTGCACTTAGCACCGGCCCCTTCTTTTACACCGCCACCTCCCCCAACAACCTACTTACTGACGTGTATAGGGGTACCCTTTATCTTCCCTCTGCATCTGCCTCCGCAACTGATATTAACGTCACCACGTTACCAACGAATGTCGGTGTAGCCGGCAGCATTTCAGTGGTTGATGCCACACAACCACACGCGAGCATCACCACGTTACCAACGAATGTCGGTGTCGCCGCCCAAAACACGGTGGAGACACACTTCGGTCCTATATTCCCTTCCGACAATTTCGAGCGCGCAGACAGAACCCACACAGAGGGCTGGGGTGTTTTCTCTACCGACGCCACCAAGTCTTGGACCCATTCAAAGTCGTCGAACGCCAGCACCAGCACCGGTTACGGTATTACAAGCGGTCGTGCCTACCTAAAGGGCATTGCGTCGCAGACGTTCGGTAATGTTAGTGCTATTGCCAGCGCCCCTCACACCAGGGACGGAACCAACCCTCACGGGTTTCACTACGCAGCCCATAGCTTTAACTCGGCCAGCGCATCATCGGATACGTATTTCCTCTT